GATTCTTGTTGTCCTCGTGTCATTAGAATGGGGTTTCGTCTAAAAATCTTTTAATATCTTCATCATTAGGCTTGTCATCAACTAACTTGTTGTCCATCCTCAAGTAATTCCTATCGAATGGAAGGACCCCGTAGTTGTCAGTAAACTCAAGACCTTTTTGCATCTTAAGTGATATCGCTGAACCTCTTGGTGTAACATCGCCACCAGTCTCCTTGTTCCTATTTTTAGATACAAATAGTTCTGTTATCATCCAAGTTTCGGGGTCTTGTATGTTTCTATTCATAACAATAAATACATCAGCCTTGTTATATAGAACTGCTCCCCCATCAGCATCAGCAGGGAATGGCATCAACTGATTACCCTCCTTAGTTCTCTCCCTCTGCGATTGAGTTCTTGTATGTATTGATATAAGTATGGATATGTTTGTACGCTTAGTAAACAATAGCATATTGGTATACATTTCCATATCGTAATCGTACTTCGAGTTCTTCATTGATACCTTCAAGGAGTTGATGGGGTCAATAAGCAATCCCTTTACTGCATGGAACTTCGATACGGATTCCGTATAGCTTAGTAGTTCAGTGTACTCATGCATATTGTCGTTGTTAACAAAGAAAAACCTATCGTTAATCCATTTCATAGCTTGCTGAAAGAAGTCTTCTGGGCATTCTTTAATCTTAAATCCGGTGTAGAACTCAATGATTCTCATCTTAACTGACGCTACACGATTCTCTCCAGTATAAACAACCCAACACCAATCGTACTTGAGTGCTGATAAAAATATCAGCCATAGGTTTATCGTTGTCTTGCCGGTATGGGAATGTGATAGAGTAGCATAGAACTCCCCTTCCTTAATAAGTAGATACTTGTCCATATCCTCGTAGCCAAATGGCTTACCCATTGGAATTAGACCTGCCCTGTACCTTCTCATGAAGTCTTCGTCAGACCTATTATTAGATAAGAAAGATAGCTCTTCTTCAATAGCTCCAACCTCTTCCATCACTTCTTTCTCGTATCTATCAACAACAGATATCGGAAGGTATTGTCCAGCTTTTATCCCATCGTCTACTGCCTTTAATTCTATGTCAACATCGTCTGCATCAAACTTCTGCATGACCTCATGCTCAAGAACCATCTTGCCTATCTCATGCTCTATTATTCCACCACTAATCAATCCTCCGACCAAGTATGAAGCCTTGATTACTGCGTTATGTCTACCACCTTGCTCTGATATTCTAATCATCTTTGCGGCAACACCAAGCCTTTTGTAGTCAGTGAAACCACTTGACATATTAACTCCTTTGCTTATAACTTTCTCAGAAACCTCGAAGAAAGTTTTAGCATTCTCGTTAATGTATATGTCTGGGTCATAACTGAAGAACAATACCCTTGATGGATTCCTTGCGGTAGGGTCGAATATAGGATAGCGTTTTAGCAGTGCAGTATAATGTTCATCGTGCTTATTACCATCAGCTATCTTAATTAATCCATGACATCCAGTTCCCGAAGGACTCTTCCACAGAGCATATATATACTCATCTTTTAGGGCATCAGCCTTTAGCTTTTCAATAGGTACATCGTCAACATCAAATGGTACAAACTTGGAGTGGGTAGATAAAGATTCATCAGTTCTGAAAGACTTGTACATAGTACCATCTTGCCTTTCCTTTGTAACCGGTATATCAAACCTTCCGGAAAACAATACGCATGGTAGCTGAAGTTTTAGTCTTGATACTTCTTGGTCAGACGTAGCACTTCTGATGGCTTCTATCTGCTCTTTAGCGTTACCATTCTTAATGCCTTCTAATACCTTGCTGATGCTATTATAATACGGCTTATCAATCTCACTAAAGTGACGAAATATTGTGGCTGTTGACATCTTCGTTGTGTTTGTTTTGATAGTACTCTATTACCTTTTCTTCAAAATATTTCATAAGACTTTGAAATACTTCATCGTGTTCTAAAAATCCTTCAACTACATTTAGGTGATGGATTACGGTAGCATGGTCTTTCAAATAAACATATTCTGTGATGTTCTTTAGAGATAATCCAGTGTACTTTCTAAGCAAATATATTATGATTTGTTTAGCTTCTACTACCTCTTTCTTTCTACTCTTTGTAAGTACATTTACTCCAAGTTTATTTGTCACAATATTAACAATGGCAAACGGCTCTATGATTACTCCTCTATCAACTACTGAATCAATTAATCCGGAATCCATTCCTATTTCTCTTGATAGCGTATATAATTCTTCTGCTTTTCTCATCAGCAACTTAATGCTTAGTACTTTAATATCCCCTACGTTGTTCATTTTCCAAGTGTTATTTTGATTGTTGTTGTTGATGTTTTAGTTGGCGAAATCATAGCTTCTCCAGTATTGTCGTCCACAAGAGTTGAGCCTTGAGGTATTTTCTTTAAAAGTTCTTCTCTCGCCTTGAGTCTTTCGTTAACATAGTCTGCTTGCATTTTAATCAGCGACCAAGTATTGTCTGATGAGTAGTCGTACTTAGTGCCACCCTCAACTCTTTCAACCTTTACGTCAGAGAATGAAGCCTTGCCACCATGCTTATCAATCTCGTCAAGAGAATACTTCATCAGCCTTTCCTTAGCTTCCTTCATTAGCTCCTCCCATACCTTTATTTTTATGGCAAGCTCTAATGGATTCTCAAGACCTTCGTCAACCGATTTGATTAACATATCGGCAGCGATTTTAATGTCAGACTTAGTTGGATTTAGACTTCCAAGTAGTTTAAGTTCGTTCATGGCTTTTGTATTAATAGTGTTTTAACTTCCTTTGATACCTTATACTTCTTTTCTATTTCAGATATTGAGCCACCATCAGTAATGTACTTATGTGCCTTCTTGAACTGCTCGCTATCTTTATTCAGCCACTGCCTTGTATCTTCATTACGACCTTGAGCAGTCTCACCGTCATCATCAAGACCTTGAATAGTTAGGTTAAGTAGTCCAGTAATGCTATACCTTTTAGCATAGCTTACTGCTGAACCATAATCTTGAGCAGACTGCTTATTAACAATTACTGGGAACAATGACTCAATACTTTCTCCCGATTCTGCATGGAATAATATTGTCTTAACAAATATTGCTCCATCAATTACGCAAGTAGGTTGAGTAACCACAAGACCAGAAGCAAGTAATGGCTTCTTAATATGTTCTTGGATGTGGTCAAGACTTGCATAGGCTGATTTAAAAAATGGATTGTTAGCGTCCTTAGTAATGGGTGTAACAATCTCTTGAAACTTAATGAATGCTTGTAGTAGGTTCTTCATTTCTAAAAAATTTTGGGTTTGATGTAATGCCGTGTGATAAAAAGATTGATAATATTTGAACTTCTATTAGCTCAGCCCACATATCGGTTTCATTTGGGTCTCCATTCTTCATTGCTTCTATAATGGTTTGTCTTGCTTTTGCAACGATTTCTTCTTGTAGTTTGTACATGGTTTAGTTATTTTGAATTGGATAAAAAACGGGCTTCTGCATTGGCTTAACTTCTTGTGTAATTTTAACTGAATTAATCTTCTGGAAGAATGATTCGTCATACCACATATGATGATATAACTCAGCTATAAATAGTTTGCGCTCTGCTTCATTCATCTTATTGAATGGACTTACTTTTGATTTGTGCATTGGATAATTCTTTTTAAAGGTTTGTGATTGATGTAGTTCTTAATGTGCTTTACAAGACCTGTCTTTTGACATCTATATATCTCGTGTATGTATCTGCCATCTAAAGACTTATATTGATACGTCATCTCCCATTGGTATTTCTGAAACAATTTCAGCATCTTCAATATTTTGAGGGTTATCAATAAGGTTTGCAAATACCCCGATAATGAATAGAGGTAATGGAATAGCAGACTTTTCTTTTTTAGGTAGCTTGTTGTAATCTGATTTCAGCTCCTCGTAATTATACGATGTGAACTGATACAAAGCTTTGAGTGTTTGTTGTGGATTCATGTTGTTATGGTTTGAATTTTGAAATGAAGTCGTCTATCTCGTTGGCTGAGATAAGCATTAGGCTTGTAATGGATTCAAGTAAAATGCCAGCAATGATAAGGGTTACCCATACTAAAACTATGGGAAATAAACAAATAAGTTTTAAGATTTTTTTCATGTTTAAATGTTTGTTAACGCAAGTTATGAACTTGTGGAATACCTTCCAAATTTATTTAGTCCAGTAATCAATTCTTTTTTTAGCTTCTTCAACGGAGCTGAATTGTATCATGGCTTTACCCTCTTGAATGAATACATATCCATTCCGAATATGTATTGTGTAACCATTGTATTGTACTTTATACATTGTACAAGCAATCTAAAACGTAATTGTATTGCTTCAAGTCCAGTACGTCAGTGATGTCAATTTTAGAGCCATCAGTAAACTCTATGAACGTAGCTAATATCTCAATACCATCCTCGTCTTCAGCGTAGTTTACAATTAAATCTAAATACTTTGATTCTGCAATGATTTCGGATTTTACTATCATCTTATTCATTTTGTATGGTTTAATAAATATAAAGCTATTGGTATTACTAAGCATAAGGCAAGTATGTAAACAATAATTGCTATTTTAAAAATTTTCATGTTGTTTAGTTTATGTGATATATAATTTTCTTATCATGTATTTGTTCGGGGATAATCCAAGATGTCCATTCTCCCCAATCCATCTTCTCCTCAACGTAACCATCAACTTGGCTTTCGGGTATGTCAACGTACTGACAATTAGCATATATCTCATGAACGTCTCCCGATACAAAAATGTTGTCGTAATAAATCCGTAATGTTTTTTCCATGTTGTTTGTTTTAAAATGTTAGTGTTTCAAATTCATTATACATATCTATCTTATCATTTGGAAACCTTTTCTTCAATTCGTTAAGGTATTCATCATTCTCGTATAAGAAATCATTTACCCTTTCACTACTAACCATTGGTTCCATTACGCTTTTAACTTCCTCCTCAGTCAATGATGTTAAAATGTAAAAGTCTTCCTCTTCCCATGCTGACGTGTTAATTCTGAATGCATTAATCTCTTTCATGTTATTTAGTTTTAAAATATTTCTTGTAAGTTTTGCCCGTTTTAGATATAACTATAATGTACTGACCGCCTCTGCTACCTTGGTATATACTATAGGTAACTTTGTTTATAGTTGTGTCTCTAACTACGGGGTCTGATGCGTATGACATCACTGATGTCAATAATGCTAATGCTAATATAATTTTTTTCATGTTGTTTTTTTATTATATGTTATCTAATTTGTCTAAAATTGGATTAACGAAATCCATATTGAAACCCATTTTTTCATAGTGTTTTGTTAGTCTTTCTTTTAATTCATCTGAGTGAATGGGCAAATCTGATTCATCGCAAGATTTTTTATCTAAGCACATTAATATAGCGTCAGTTAAAAATTCTTGGTCATAAATTAATTGTATCGCATCTTCTTTTGTTAGCTTAAAGTCATAAATCGACCATTTAAAATCTAATGTTTGTTCAATTTGGTTTGTCATGTTGTTTAGTTTATATGTTTTCGTTAATTAAATAAATGTC